AGTTTTAACCTCTTCGGAAAATATAGTTCCGTCTACTGTGAGATTTTCTTGTATATTTGAAACTTTAAGAGTCGTGATCGATACGGCATCGTCTCGAACGACGAGTTGTTCTTTGCTAGCGAGATCGGTGATCCCGGCACTGGCAAATTTCAGTATCTTTCCGCCGTTGATATGATCGCCGCTGAGCGATCGTTTTGGCATTTTTTCGATAAATGTCAGAGGATTATTTAGAAGAGATTCTGGATCTTGTTTTTCTAATTCATCTGCTAACGCGGCTAGTACTTGACGAAGGTTGGTTTTATTCATGGTACTGTATTTATCAGCCAAAGAAAAAGCGGGCCTGAGCCCGCTTTTACTGTAAATTTACTTTGTTATTGCACTTTTAACAACACAGTATCTTCGTTAATACGTCCGTTGAGCTTGATATCTACAGCCTTGATGTCCTCTAAGAACTTACGCAACTGTACTTTGCCCGCAGCCTTGAACTCTTTCAACTGTTCTTCTGGCTTACGCAGAGTCTTTTGCACACTCTTGATAGGATCAAACCCAGTTAAGCTGGTACCTTTTACACCCAATTCTTGATATTCAGCGGCCACATACTTACCCAACTTCCTAGTTTTGGTATTGAAAATCCAAAGCTCTTTGGCGCTGATGATATCTGTGGGATTAATAGATACCAGTTTGAGTTTTTCTTCCGACTTTAGATATTTGAGCTTAGAAACCAGCTTGTCTTTTGGAACCGCTTTCTTGGCTCGAGGCTTCTTATTAACCTTGGCTTCTTGCATCAACATGTCGCAGGCACTGAGAATCTCGTGATAGAACAATGTAATCTTCTTAAGATTTGCTTTGCTAAGATGGCTATAACCTTCTTTAAGCTGTTCGTCTTTGGTGGTAGCAGCTTCAACTAGCTCGTCGTGTTGGCGTGTGTACAGGTCTTTGATAATGCGAGCATGGGCCGCCTTGACTTCTTTACCACGTAATAGGTTCAACAGTTTGAATGCTTTTGGATCAAATGTATCTGGATCTTGAGCGAATGCTTCAAGAGCATCTTCGATTTCTTCAGTCATCCTATAGCTTGCTTCTCGAACACGTTCTTGAATGCTAGGTTGTACAACTACAGAAACAGAAACGTCTGCAACCTCATCGTTGTCAGTGTCAAACTTGCCCTCATCAACTACTTTAGAGATAGCCTCTCCCAACCACTGTGCAGTATTTCGACCGTCGTTGAAGTCTTCTCGTACAGGCGGCATCCCTCGTAGCAGATTGGCTGCGATAGCACCCATAGTAGTTCCGCATCGATTGTCTTTGGTCTTTTTAAACTGGGCGATTTGTTCTTTGGTATAGCCAGTTTGGCTCATCCAATTAATGACTTTGGGTTTGAGTTCTTTAGAGCTAGACTCCAGACGATACCAAGTCATTGCCGAGTGGAAATGACGCAAGAACTGATCGGTACTCCAAGTCTCATGACCTTCCCATTTTGGGGAAAAGTCCTTGCCTTTTGCCGATCTTGCATGAGCCAAATGTTGGGCTTTGGTTTTAGTAGCCATTTAATCCACTCCTATTAATTAAACAATACTTATATTATAGCACCATTTGGCAACTATGTCAATCACTTTCAAATCGTTGTACTTCTACCAAATCGCCATTTTCGTCTTCTTTATAGACTATGGTTTTTAGATAGCCTAGTCCCAAATTTGCTTCAGCGATTTCCATAGCTTCTTTTCTGCTACTGGTGGTTTCTACCAATTCTTCATGGCCAGATTCTTCCACCGCCCAAACTTCGTATAGTTCAAAGTTCATGATACTAACACAATCTCCTTAGATAAATTTTTCCCAATCTCCACCAGGCACCACTGCCCAGCCAAGACGTTGGAGATCATTCCGGATCTCGTCGGTGATGCAACCTTCCGGCACATACTTAGTGCGAGCTTGCCACTGCTCGTTTGTTTCTTCACCATCGTATTCGCGATTGAGTCCGCCCATTCCAGAACAATACCAATCTATATAGTCGCCTTCTTCACGCATGTCTGCAATAATGCCACCAGCGGATCTCCAACTGCGGCTCCAATAATCTTTGTCTGGATCTTGTCTGAGGATAGGAACAACTTCTAATTTAATAAAATCGTTATTACACATTGCCGCATACAAATTTTGTGCATACGACTCAGCGGAACGAACTTTGCCTAGAATCCAATCAGTGGTCAACAGGTCGTATTCCATATTGTTTTTGTGGGATTCGGGATCGTCAAACTTATGTTTATGCTCGTCCAGAATTTTATCGAATAAGTCGAGGTAATCTTCGTTTAACGGCTCGCCTTTTTCTTCCTGACGATTAACATATCCTGTTTTTTGAAAGCTGAATCGATCAGGGCTTTTTGAAATTTTTGACATCTTGAATTGCGGATTTGAGAGTTTCTGCGTAGTTCAGGGCCTGTTGCTCTGTCATAGCGATAGTTGATTCTGTTTTAACATACCCTCGAATCCATACGGTCCATGTCAACTTGACACGGCATACAAATCCGTTGATTAGATCTTTCCAGAACCAATCCCATTCTTGCAGCCAAATATTATCAATATCATATCGTTTCTTAAATGATTCGGACCAATAATCAGTTTTGGATACAATATAGGTATTGACATTGATTCCTGTATCAACTGCTTCAACTTCAAAGTCAATGTTGTGATCAGGTTGACCGCAGCCACACACTACTTTATAAAACTTTGAATCTCCGAACTCGCCGGTTTTCATAATACCTAGTGCTGGAGTTTCACTTTTCATTGTGTTTGTACCTGTATTCACGTTTTAACCACCATTTGTATCTATCCCAATATTGTTTTATGGTATAGACACTTTCGTTGTAGATCAGATGTTCTTCACAGTTTTCTCTGTAAATTTCTCCGACCCACAGTCTAAAAGAAGTTTGCCTTTGCATAGCTCTTATTATATATAAAATATTCCAGATTTACAATCTCTTTAAGAACCAATCTGCAACATCTTTGTGCCAAATGGGTCCGGGATGCATCCCGTCTCTAGCTCGATCGATAGTCTCGATTGGTGCGAGATGAATGATATCATCTAATTCTAATAGGTTGACTTGATGTAATCCGCACACTGTTCGAACTAATGCAATGTTTTTTTCTTTGTTATATTGATTTGATTCGTTGTCTATCAATCTTAGATAGTCTTTGATCGGAGGTGGAGTGGCTGTGTTAAAAGAATACTGATAGTCTTCGGTGAATATTTCTCTTCGAGAGTCGTAGGGCCATGCCACCAGCACTGTAAGATTCTGTGAAATCGCTTTGAAGTAGGGAACGATACAACAAACCATCCTAGCGATAGTATCACAAGACGCACCAGGAATACCAAAATTTAAAACTTCAGTGCCCGATGTTGCTTTTATTATGCTAGAATAAGTTTGATCTAGTCGTACTCCCAGTCCGGCAGTACTGCTCATACCTAATGACACTATGATTGATATGTATGCTGTTTGATATTCGTCATCTCGATATCCTAATGAGTTGGCCTTAAAACTTATTCTTGGGTCGTTATACAATTCTTTATCAGGCGAATCGCTTGATCCAGGAATAATTTCAGAAATATATTTTATTTCTTTACCAACCATTGACTTGATTTCGGGTCTCGCCAACCATGCTGGGGGTATATGAGGATGAAAGTATTTTAGGTCCACAGGCTTTCGCGAATCTTGATAAGGCGAATCATCATTTCTTCATCTTCCTTTTCATAGGCTTTTTCAATTTTACTAAGCAGCTTATGAGCCTTGTTGCTGGCTTTGCGATCTTCGGGATTTTTTGAGTTTAGGCTGGAAAAGAAACTGCCTGGGTATTTGACTCGCATGGCTTCACAGTGGGCACTCCATCCACTGGCGTCCATCGGATCTGGCCGGTTGCGATAAGTGGTGGTCCACCAAGTGTAGAGCTCGATGATTTCTTTTGCAGCTTTGGCCTGATATGTAGGTTCAGCTTTATGCTTTTCACCTTCTTCCAAAAACTCTTCGTTGGTTAGGGTGCTGGCCCATTTTAGATATTCCATACCTGCTTCTGGACAGCGCCAGGTGCGCCAACGTAGCCAACCCTTGCGCCACCATGGGGTTTCAAATTTAGTCTTAGCATCATCACTCCATATGCAGTGATGCCATGCCTGTTCTATTTCAACAAAATCCACAAGCTCGTTAAAGAGACAAGGAAGAAAGCGATTGCCCACATCACGCCAAGTGCCCGGTTTAATATCTCTGGGATGGGCAGTAAGGGAATGAGTGCGACTAACCCAGCGATTATTAATATAATAGCGAACGTCATTTAGTTTATCTGGTATGTAATGCACGATTGTTTGGAGATGATCGAGACCTTCTTCAGCGATCCAATAACGGACAGGATGCGCTTTGGCTGAACTGGCATACCAAGCATCCCATTCTTCACTGGTGCCACATTTGAGTTTTGGCGAACCACGAAGCCAATCTGCAAATTTTGAACATGTCCAATAATGACTACGCATTTTAATTCCTTAAAGATTGTTCTGCTGAACAAGTTAATTATACTATCTTTCTATAAACCTGTCAAGATGATTGTTTTTTGAATGATTCCAAATCTTCAGGTGTATTAATTTCAGCAGCCACTCCAGCATCGGCAATGCCAATTGTGTATCCATTTTGGATCCAACGCAGTTGTTCAAGGCTTTCAATTGACTCTTCTGGATAAACAGTTAAACTTCTATAGCATTTCAATGCAGGGGTTCGATAGGCATAGATTCCATAATGCCAATCTCCATACTTCAGCGGCGCACGACAAAACCAATGTGCTTCTCCGTTGCTGGAAATTACTTTGACTGTGTTTGGATCGTGTTGTTGGTCTGGTTGCATTGGATGTTTAAGTGTAGCAACATCATGCATGTCTAACAATGCCGGTAGTTTGAGAACATCTTCTACAGGAACAACAATCATATCGCCCTGAACATTGATGATGCAATCATAGTGTGGCATCTGTTTATATGCTTCTGCAATGCGAGCAGTTCCATTTTCACAGTCGTAGGCAAAGATCGCATTGTCTACTTGGTCAGCAATCTCTTTGCTATCAGTAGCAACATATACATCAAACCCTGTTTGTAAACATTGTTCATATACTCTGCGAATCAGTGTTTGACCACCTACATCACACAGCATTTTATTTGGAAAACGTGAACTATCTAGTCTTGCTGGAATGACAACAGCAGTTTTCATATTTTTCTTTGATAACCTGCAAGGTTAAGCATAACTGAATATTGCTCGTAGGCCTTTTGCACAGCAGCGTTGGTATGCCTGTAGTGTGCTTCTTCCCGTTCTTTGTTCATTAGGGTCTCGAACATGTCAATTTCTCCTTGACTATGCCTTTGCCATTTAAAGAAACGACGTTCCATTTCTACAAGTGTGCGTAGTCGACTTTCTGGAATTTCTAAAGTAATGACTGGTTCGGTTTCAAACTCCACGATGTCATTGCGAATAATATCAGCTCGGGATGGGTCTGTAAAGAAACGTGGAGGGTGATAACGTGCTCTACGTTTTTGGTCGTTGAGAACGTTGACCTCATAGTTGCGACAGAAGTCTTTTAATTCGTCAGTCATGTTTGGTTAGACTTTCGGCCATCGGAAAGATTGCGGCAATGGCTTTGGCACAGGCAATGGCTACAAGCTGATGTTCTTTCTGTGTGCCATTGGCCGAGCGAAGTTCGATGAAGTGTACCCAAGAACGCAGGGTACCGTTCATGTAAACACGGCTTTCGGTATTGCCTTCTGGTAGCACTGCGCGAGCTTGTTCCTTGGCTAGGCCATTCTGGACAGCCCAAGTGTAGGCTTCCTTAGCGGCTCTAATAACACCTTGTTGTTTTTCTTCCCATAAACGTGTGAGCTCTCTCTGACCAGGGTCTCCCATGTCCAGTTCGACACTATTCTGTCTGTTCTTGGTGTCCTGCAACCGTGCTTCTCTAATGACGAAGTTAAGATCTTTTGTAGGGTCAGCGTATCGTTGACTAAACTCTTGGAAGGCAAAGCTTCTGTGTCGTAGGATCTGTCTGGCGATGTCTCTGGTTGTGGTGATTTCAACGCAGGCTGAAACCATTTCCAAGGGACTCCAGTGTGCGTGTTTAACAAGATATCGTATAAGCTTCTCTGATGTCTCTGTATTGAGTTGGTTTGATGGGTTGGAGACACGGGCGCAATACGCAATGAGTTCCTGCGCATCGTCGATGCCAAGCTCTGCAAATTCTGCTGTGGGCTGGCTGTAGGATAAAAGTTTAACATTCATTTATTTTTCTTTCAATATCTTCATGATCTTCTCTTTTTCGAGAATATCTTTTTCTAGTTCCATATATTGCTTACGCAACTCTTTTAATGTGCTCCACCGTTCTTCTAGTTCTGAATTAGGGTGAAGTATGCCTAACCGTTCTTCAATTTTTTCAATAGCTTCTGTTAGACTCTTACCGCCAATTTTAATGTCGGCCCCCTTCTTCATGGTCAGACCATCTGCATCAATGTTTACGACAGTTCCAGTGTTCCAACTTGTACCACCAGCTCCGGTCGTTAAAAACTGCCCGGCTCCGCCAGTACCGTTGGTAGTAAATGTATACGGCACAGTTGTACTACCGGTTGATATAGTATATCCACCACTAGAAATAGTTGTTGAACCAGCACCATAAGCATTGATAACAGAGCCGGCGCCCCCTGGCGGGATTGCGCCGTATCCATTTAGATCTACAACATCTACAACGTCTTGAGCAATGATGCCCGGATGTGTAAGATCATCAGTCATATCAAGCGGCTTTGGTTGTGGCTTTTGCTTCTTTACGAGCATTTTTTTCTTCAGTGATTTCTGTGCGGCGAGCCTTAACTGCCTTGCCTACTTCCTGCAATGCTTTGCGAGCACGGGTACCTGCTGCGGAATTTCCTGCTGTGAATTTTGCATCCTCTGCTAAAAATTCATCAAATGCTGCTTTCAATTGTTCTACTGTGTTTGACATAATGTTTTCCTTTTGTTATGTTATTCTACTTATTATAGAATTTGGTGTGGTCGGTAGGATTCGAACCTACAAAGGCTGTGTCTAAGACGGCGCCCCATTCCCAAGTGCGTTTCTCAACGGACCGGAGGTATCCCAGTTCCACTCACGACCACAAGTATATTATATACTCTCGTTTAAAACAAATCAACAGAAGATGGCTTAAATATGTGTACTTTATGAAAAATGATTTTCAATCCATACCTTTCTATGATATAAAACGTTTTGGACAACGTACTATGCTGAGTCGTCCGTTATTTTCTGTAAGTTGGATACTTGGCAGATTCTGTAATTACAGTTGTTCTTATTGCTGGCCGTATGCTAGATCAGATAAACCCGATCATCAAGAATTGGAAGTCTATAAAAGAACCATAGATCAAATCAAGAGCCAGGCTCGTACCAACGGGTTCACAGAGTTTCATTGGAGCTTCAGTGGCGGTGAGCCTACTGCTTACAAACAATTACCCGATCTAATGCGGCATCTACAGGATGACACCACAAGTCCTTACCAAAGCATACACATGACCACTAATCTATCCCCGGGATCTAAGTGGTGGAAAACATGGAATGCCAATACTGAAATGATGCAGCGTAGAAGTATCACAGCCAGTTATCATGCAGAACATGCCAAGGAACAAGAGTTCGGGGACAAGTGTCTACAACTTATGGAAGATCAAATATTTGTAACTATAAATCAAGTAATGGTACCGGAAAACTTTTGGGAACTTTATGAAAGATGTGCTAGATTTCATGCCAAGGGAATAAATGTTACACTGAAACCGCAGAGTGATCCTACTGCCAGTTTCCTAGTAAGTGGTTATACTGATGAAATGATAAACCTAATGCAAACAGGATTCCCTCAGGTAGCACGGGGTGAGGATTTATACCAGATCGCGTTATATGATTCTGAAGATCGAGAATATCTGTTTGATCAGGCAGAAAGATTTAATGCATTCGGGTTCAATAAGTTTCAAGGGTGGCAGTGCAACTCGGGATTTCAAAGTGTTATTATACGAGGCAACGAAGTTAAAAGAAGTTATAGTTGTCATGATCGGCCTCTAGGTACCATAGATGCTGGCTTCAAATTATTTGATGCTCCTAAAACCTGTATCACTACCAGCTGTGTCAGTTCTGCAGATAGTAAAATACCCAAACAACATGTCTAGATTAATCGCATTTGGATGTTCATTGACCTACGGTCATTGCCTACCGTCTAGGGATCTAGCATGGCCCAACCAATTATCTAGAGTGTTGGGTCTCGACTGTGTAAACATGTCTCGAGTTGGATCTAGCAATAAGCAAATATGGCATGATCTAATAAACTTTGATTTTCAAGAGGATGATGTGGTGTTTGTTCTATGGTCGTATCCGAGTAGAAGCTGTGTGCTTAAAAATAAAAAAGAATCGGTTAGCATCGGGCATTGGATGATCGAGGAATCTGAATTGTCTAAAACATTCTATGAACAATTCTATACAAAATATGACATGGAGACCCAGAGCAAATTGTTTGTGAGTCATGCTAATCTTTTTTTAGCAGATAAAAAAATAACAATATATAATCTATGCATAGAAAAGTCTCACACACTGTTGTTTGAAATGGGTGTAAATCATATTCCCTTACACTTTGGATCTTATGAAAAGATCTTCCCTAAAGCAGATGACAATCTACATCCTGGCGTGGATGCCCACGCTATGTTCTCTAGAGATATTTTAATGCATCTAGGAAGAACCGAATATAAACATATTCCAAAAAAGAATCCCATGAGTTTGGTAGAACGATTATCGCAGCCATTCGATTTTAAAAACTTCTATGAACAACTTAGAAAACTAATAAAGAGATTGTAATGTACAATATCGCAGAAATCGAATCAGTTCATTTTGAAATTACCAATAAGTGTCAGGCTAGGTGTCCAATGTGTCCTAGACGCATACTCGGTGGTCCAGAAAACCCATTCGTTGAGCAGGCTGAAATTTTGCTAGATGATTTTAAAAAATGGTTTCCTGTGTATTTTATCAAGTCTTTGAAAAATTTTATCATGTGCGGTAATCTAGGAGACCCTATAGTTGCCAAAGATACACTAAAGATCTTTGAATACATCAAAGATATCAATCCCGGTATAGAACTACATATGCATACCAATGGCAGTGGCAGATCCAAAGACTGGTGGGAAGGTATGGCCGCACTAGATGTGATAATAACTTTCGGTATTGATGGTCTTGGAGATACCCATCACTTGTACAGAATAGATACTGATTGGAATAAAATAATTGCCAATGCTAAAATTTTTATCCAGGCAGGGGGTAGAGCTCGATGGAATATGTTGGCATTCAAACACAACGAACATCAAATAGAATCTTGTCAAGAACTTAGTAAGTCTCTAGGGTTTGAAGTTTTTGAAGTCAAACATACTAGTAGATTTAAAACAGAGCAATGGCGGGCTATCGACGACCTAGGCAGGACTGTACATGTCCTAGAACCTACAGCAAGAAGCCTATCCATGATACCTAAAATGATTGAAGCAGAGGCTGAAATTAAACCGTTCATTGATTGCAAAGCAGTTAAGAGCAAACAAATTTATGTCGCAGCCGACGGAAATGTTACGGCCTGTTGTTGGGTTGACAGCAAATGGAAAGCTCCCATGGACGATTATAGAATTGATTACATGGACAAAATTGGTGTATTCCATAATCTTAAAAATAATTCTCTAGAAGAAATATTTAATAGTGGATATTTTAGAGATATTGCAGATACTTGGTCCACATGTGCATTAAAAGAATGTTCTAAGCAGTGCGGAAGTTTTAATAAATTCGGAGAACAATTTGAAAATAGATCTTGAACATCTACATTATTGGATGTGTGCGATCAGAGAAAGCAATGACCCTAAACGCACACTAGATGCATTCTGGAAAGGCCAGATGCAGAGCAAGGAATGGTTGATAACAAACCTTAGACCGTTTATTAAAAACTGGGTTCGGATTGAAATACACGGGGGGTGGGTTGGTGTATTAGCTAGTATGCTATTTCAAAGTGATATTCCTGCCAAGTATATCCTAAGTGTTGACATAGATCCCGAATGTGAACCCATCGCAATGATGATGAACAAAGGTGAAGAACAGGTAGGAAAGTTTCGTGCATTAACCGCAGACATGTGTGAAGTTCCCACACACGGTGATATTATCATCAATACCAGCTGCGAGCATATAACACAAGACCAGTATGCCGCATGGTTAAACAACATTTCTGGAGATCCGTTATTGGTATTACAAAGCAATGATTATAGAATTCCAGAACATGTAAGAACCGCAGATTCTCTAGAAGATTTTAAAAATCAATGCGGTGTTAATGTTTTGTGGTCAGGATCGTTAAAACTACAACTATATACAAGATTTATGATTGTTGGAAAATTAAAGAGATAATTTCTTTTCTATGTAAGACTTTATTATTTGATCTTTAAGAATTTTTAGATTAGAACTTCTATTCTGTGAGTTTTCAGACAATGCCTGTTCAACTGACACTCCTTGACTCATGATGCCCCAAACTGCAAAAATGCCTGCTTTAGATTCAAATGGTCCTTGCAGCGGATCATATTCCTTCGACAACTTCCCAAACGAAAAGATATCTCCGTAATCATTCTTCCAAAAGATCTGCGGTGTTGATAAACTAATATTATGTTGTTCGAACGATGTCCGGTCCTCATATTTTTTTATTTCATCTTCGCTCATTTCGGAATATCCAAATTTAGAAAAATCTTCACCAAACGCACTTAGTACTTTGTTTTCTCCTATCTTTGGAATTGATAAATTCCAAAAATGCCAATGCTGATCTTTCCAATTTTCTTTCAACCATTGAATTGTTTTTTCTAATGATTCTTTTGGCTCTAAAGGAAGCCCTGCTATCAATGATGCAGTTCCCCGATAATATCCTACATCGGATAACATGCGTTCCCTGATTTTTAACATGGTTTCTTTAGTTGTATCCGGAGACATCCCTTTGCCGATTATTTTTCCAGTAGGATGATTAAAACTTTCCACTCCATAAAAATGTCCCCATATCCTACACCTCACTAATAGATCGAGTTGATAGGGTTTGGCATTAACTAAATCCAATCGAATGAACCCAGCAAAATTGGGTTTAAAATTAAGACGCTCTACTGCCGATGCTAATTTTTCTAACTTAGTGTCTCTTTCATTTATTGTTTCGTCGGCAATTAGGTAGTTGGTTATTCCCCATCGGTCGTAGTTAGACTGTAATTCTTGGTATAATTCATCTTCACTTGTTGATGTATCTTCTTTTAATCCTAACACAGGACTATCACAAAATTTGCATTTAAATCTACAACCCCTAGCTAGTTCAATGGTTAATACATCTGCACTTCTCATAAAATCTCTATCTTCGTATTCTATCCTGTATGTCTCCAACGGCCACGCAGGATAGAATTCGAGAGCATCAGTGAACCATCCTTTGAAAAAAGGCTGTCCTGTAGGCTTCTTTGTACCGTTTCCAAATTCATAATTTAGAACCTCAGTAATGGCATGTTCACCGAATCCGTAAATGTAGTAGTGAGCATTTAGATCTTTGTTGAAGCGTTGACTGCCGCCTACTATTATTTTTATATTTTTATATTCTTGTCTAATGTGTGTTATTAGGTTTATAGTGTTATCATGATCTTGCAACCAATTAACTGAAACACCCACCCAGCTGATATCCGTACGACTGGCTAATAGTTTTTTTAATTCTTCAATGTTCCAGAATGCAAAATAATCAACAACCTCAATGTCCCATCCATGCTTTCTCAAGTGAGTAGCTATGCGATACGCACCGTTTGATCTTCCGGTACTAGGATTCTCTTCAGAAAATCCTGCAAAAATTAAACCTTTTTTCATAATTGGTCTCTGTCAGATACAGGTGCTTGTGCGTTTATTGCGCAGAACAAAACACATATTGCGATTCTATTTTGAGATATCCACCTAGCCTCAATCTGGTTAAAAAAATCACCAGCAACGATGTCGGTCCAATTATTAAATTTAAGACTGATGTTTCGATCTCCATGATCTTTCCATAATTGATCCCAACCATCGTGCATGGTCTTTCCGAATTTGGTTTCATATTGATAAACTCCCGATGCTGTATAACAACACGGAAACAATCTACCTTTAACATCAATGTATGCTTCTTGATGATTTTTCGATATGCAGGAGATGTCAAGAGATTTAGTTTGTTCTTTCCAAGTTGCTGCATTTGGTACAAATTTAATTTCGCTAATAAATTCTGTATCAGTTGGAGGTTCTATTTTTGTCTGTGATGCTCCGACTATTTCTATTCCTTTTATCTCGGACTGTACAAATCTATGAGGTTTCTTTAACATGAATGTTTTGAACCCTAACTCGGAAGCAAGAATGCGAGCTTGATCTCGTTGATGTTCGTTGTGCCTAAATACAATAAACTGCCAAGTAGCATTGCCGCCTGCTGCTATAAATGCCTTGACATTTTTTATCAAACTATTCCAATTGACATTTACTCTATAGATATGATTGGTGTCTTCCAACCCATCAATACCGAATATAACTTCGTGATTTGCCGGCAATGCTTTTGCTAATTTTTCCCACCAACTAGCAGATTTCATACCGCCATTAGTAGCCACTGAAATTTTCAAGTTAGGATTAATGTTTTTAACAGTCTCGACAACTTCTAAAAAATTAGGTGCGGTGCAGGGATCGCCTATGCTACCAGCGAAGTGTACAGTCGACAACTCGTCGTAGACATGTTTAGGTATAGACTTAACAAAGAATTCAGTTTCTAAATACTCTTCTTGAAACCAAGACTTATCGTCCCCTTTGTCTTCTCGTAAACAATGAGGGCATCTCGCGTTGCATATAGAGCTGTTTTCTATTTCTAGAAAATCTAATTTATTATAAAAATTCATTCTTAATCGTTAGTAGCTGATCCACAAGGTCAGATGGATAATTATGTCTGAAACTTTCAAAACATATGTTCTGTAAAAACCAAAGATCGTATTTTCTTTTTATATCTACTCCGGTCTCTTGCAAAATAGGAGCAAGTTTTTCTTGCCGACTATCACTTAACTGTATTAGATAATCGTGTATAGACCGATCTTCTTCATTTCTTTGAAAAGAAAAAAACCAATTGAACGGGCGCAGTACTCCGTCATCATATACCAACCAACTATTAGGATGCATACTGAATTTCAATATGCCAGAACTCCACATCTCTCTATATCGCTGTTTTACCTGTTCTCTCCAATCCGGCAGCACATCGTCGTAGTTGCGTCCGTAGCCCATCATATAAAAATCATCCCCTGGCCACTTTATATAAATCTCTCTCTGAGATTCGTTGACGTCGATGACATCAGCAACGGCCACTGTTGTCTTGGCTACGTTGTACATGGCTATTTCACGTTGGAAACGCTCAGTTAACAGATCCTCAGACCACTGTTCGTTTTCTAACTGAACATTATGATACTCTAGATTGCGATGAAACTTCATACAGAAAGTTTTGTTGTCAGGACTTACGTATGGAGTATAGACCAGATTGGCCCTGCAAATACCGTCAGGTTCTTGATTGTAGTAGAAATTCCATTTGGTTAAGTTTGGCATAATAAATACGTACATATTTATGAAGAACAATTTTAATGATTAAGGGAATAGACAATCGACCTTATTTAGATATGACACCATATCTGGACATGAAGGTCTTCGACCAGTTGCAGCCTGAGATATATAGAGGCTTTGCTGATGCAAGACTATATGCTAAAGAGGGTACCTGGATGAAGCCTGGGATGCGGGTAGAAGATGCTAGCTACGTACGAAATTGGAAACCTATCTACCAGGCCATAGAAGAATTCCTAGCACTGCCAGACGACGATCCTATCAAACAGGGTGGAATAGATCTCTACAGAGATTTCCACAATTTCGAAGTTAGGAATAGATTTACTCGTTATCTAAAGATGGCTATGGGCGCATACGATCCCTACATTTACTATTATCTGTGGGAAGAAGGTTCGTGGGACGATAGAACTGCCGCACGTAAGTTAACACCCGAAGCACAGCATTTTCCTAATGTTGTCAGGTGGGTTGAAAGTCTAGTAGGCACAGTGTTTGAAGACATTGGTCGTGTTATATTTTTCCATTGCGAAGCAGATGGTATACCATTTGAACATAGAGATCTCGATGCTAGTCATGGGGTATGGGACAGCAATACCTATACACCTCATCGTAATGAATTCATTCACGTTAGGCCTAGTTTATCAAAACCGTTTTATATATGGGATGCACATGCCAAGAAAAAAGTCTATATCGATAGTAGAGCTGCATGGTGGAATGATCAAGATTGGCATGGCGGAGATCGAATCATGCAGCAAAGCTACGGTCTTCGAATAGACGGCAAGTTCACTGAAACCTTTCGAACTCGATTAGGGGTTGGACATTTAGAAAATTATTGAATCTGAATAACTGACAATCTGTAGAGACACCTTGGCTTCAAATCCCAGATTACAAGCAGCATGCCAAGCATTGGGATCTTCAAACTCAAAAAGATCTCCAGCTCGATAATCTCTTAATGTTGTGTTCTCGTAGACAAATACATGCCCTAATTTAGCATCTTGCATGGCCATCCAAAATCGTCTTATATTGGGTTTGTTTTCCTTGAATAGATCTTGATGCATGGGAAACATATCACCCGGATTCAATTTAGAAAACCACCATTGTCCGTCTTCTCCTGGATCAAATGGCATCTCTATTTTATCTTGAAAATGGCTTTGATAGTACAGTGTCCAACCTATTTTGTCAATACTGTATCCCGCAGCTCGAGCCTTGTCATATAACGGTATTTTATAAGATCCTACATTATCAGTCTCTGGACGTCGATCTCCAGGAACTAACAGGATGGTATCTAGTATGTGTGGTTTCAACCAAGTTGAATAGTTTTTAATAAAACGCATGATAACTATATTTACAATGACCGACAAACTGAAAAAATTTATTCAAATAGTAGAAGAGAAATCCGGATCTAAAACATTCTGTGTTTTGCCATGGATACACTTGGCCACTAGACCAAATGGAGATATGCGTATCTGCTGTGTGGCCAATGCCAGTGGTGCGGGATCAGGGGACTATTCCGTAGGCCTAGTTAAAAAAGAAAACGGGGATCCTGCTAACTTTGGAAAAGACTTACCTACAGATGCGTTCAATAACGAATATATGAAATCTGTTCGTAGGACCATGTTAGATGGTAAGGTACCCAGCAGTTGTACAAAATGTTTTGATGAAGAGGATCAAGGAATCGCCAGCAAGAGGATGTGGGAAACATTTACCTGGGATAAGGAAGGAGTTGATATTCCTAACCTCATAAAGGAAACATCCCAAGATGGCACAGTTCCTTACAAACTAGAATATCTGGATCTAAGACTAGGACATACTTGTAATCTAAAATGCATTATGTGTAGCCCGCATGACAGCAGTCAGTGGGTGGGTGAACACAAAAAAGTTTATCCGTTATTTCAAAGTTCATTGATCAAAAAACAGATGGATTGGAACAAAAAAGATTTCAATAATTTTTGGCATGAAAATCCAGAGTTCTGGCAACAAATATACGATCAAATTCCTAACATAAAACATCTCTATTTTGCAGGTGGAGAACCTCTAATGATTCGAGAGCATAGATGGTTTCTCGAGGAGATAGTTAAACGTGGATATGCTAAAAATATATCTATAAGATACAACAGCAATGGTGTATTAGTAGACGACGAAATAATCGAATTGTGGAAAGAATTTAAAACTGTGAGATTCTCAGTTAGTCTTGATGGAATTTTAGAACGTGGGCACTACATACGATACCCCTTAGATTGGAAAAAACTAGAAGCAGCTTTATGGAAGTTAGATAACACACCGGACAATATTCTTCCAAGGATTGCCTGTGCAGTGCAGATCCTAAATATAAAACATATACCAGATTTTATCAAATGGAAGATCAACAGCAAATTTAAAAAACTAAATCTAGAAACAGCACTAGACGGAAATGTGTTAGGCGGGGGATTAATGAGCGTACACTTATTATGGATACCCACATGGCTGAGTCTACGAGTCCTTCCTAAGAAAGACAAGGAAGAAGTTAGAAAATTATTTGCTGATTTGCAGTATTGGTTATGGAACAACTATACGCAAGATGCAGACTTCTGGGAAAAGAATCCATATGGTTGGCGAAGATGGGAAAGTATCCTAGACTGGATGGATGCCGAAGACCACAGCAATTTAATTCCTGATTTTAAAGAATACATAAACACTATGGACACACAGCGAGGAACTAATTTTTCTCAGACTTTTCCAGAATTGAGTCATTTAATAAAATGAAATTTTGTCGTATCAATTTAAGCAAGACTAACTATGAGCCAATGACTCGAGGACATCAATGGGAGTATGTTTCAGATCGTAAGTTTTCCGAACTCAACGATATCTACGAAATATATTGTAGGTACAAAAAGTTCGATAGTGTCATGCCTATATTCTCAAACCAATACACTGACAGCTCAGTTGACATTGTGGGATATTTTGACGATGGCAAACTAGTGGCCTGGGATATGATCAAAATACATGATGCCAAGAACGCAGAAGCATTGCAGTTTGCGTGGGATTATAAAAATCCGGATCTACGATTGGGTATGGAAAGTTTAAAGAATGCCTGTGCTATCTATAAACACAGAGGCTTTGAATATCTATATCTAGGCGCAGCGGCTAATTACAAAAAAGAAATCGACGGCTACGAAGAATTAGGCCCCGCCTAATCTCCAAGCTACTACATCATTGTAAAGATTTTCAGGCCAGTTCTTATAGTATCCAACATCTGTTAATTGTTTACTAGCTGCATTTAGTTTTTCCGTCCGCTGTACTAATATGAGATTGTATCGACCGTTGCTGAAATTTAAGTGATGGAATACTTCAGGTATGTCTTTATGATCTTCCAAACATACGAATCCTCTAGACAGCCAATAGTCATTTAGACACCTAACATCTAATACAAAACTAGCTGGCTCTACGTCTCCGCACACAAATCCCACAACATCATATTCCGTAGACCAATTTTCTAGACACTGCGTGATGTCAAAAATATAGTTGTCGGTCTCTACAAATTTTATCTTGGCCTTCCTGGCATACGGACATGGAGGCAACCCGTTAAGTAAAGCATCTGGTTTACTTAGGAATTCATCAATCCACGATCTAAGATACTGTTCAGATTCCGTAATCAATTTGTCCGCCTGTTCGTTTGATATCTAGAGTTAGACAATGCCAACCACCATCCCAGAAAAATCTATTTCTTAGTGGGCACACAATCGGGGTAATGTTGTGTTTTTTTAACACTTTCATTAATTCTGGATTGTCGCTGTTGACCACTACATGCCTATCATCCACGACCAAGCAATTTAAGTCGAAGATTGTTTCTTCACAATAGCCAGTCCAGTTAGGCAAGAAACTTTCTACAAACTCAGTGAACTGGTCATTGCTCTCTTCTCCAGGTACCCACCACTTTCCTCTATTCTTATCACGCAACGAAAACCATTCTGCGACATGACTCCAGTTCGAATCATTAAAGTAAATGATTTCCCATCCTGGAAATAGATTTTCGTTGCCTTTAAACCACGGTCCTGCTATCACCAATCCCGGCTTAAGAATACTAAAGACGCTGTCTAGATGTCCACCGATGGCCAAACTCTTGTATTTGAATATAGGATACTTTTGATCTAGGAATGTTTCTAGTTCTAGTGTTTGCCAGAGATCTACAATGCAAGAAGTGCCTATCCTTGTTAAGTTTGGACTACAAAATCCAGATAGCTTGTTAACTGTTTCGTTGGGATTCTTGAGATAGTATTCCTCGTCTAGTCCGTGATCTTTGGCTTCTGCTTTGAGATTAACTTCGGATCTAGTGAACTGAAATTCTCCGTCATAGACTGTGAGATCTACTTGGTCTTTACCAAACCACTCGATAAATTTTTTTGTATATCCTGCGACTTCAAAAGTTTTATCAGTTATTAATAATTTCTCACCCATGACTACTGCGTCATCTCTGATCTGCAAGGGACTAGTTGGTATGAGATTTTTTTTAGAAATATCGCTGACATCTGTATTGTACCCGATCCTACCATTGATATCTGCATAATCTAATATACTATCTTTATAACCTAGTTCTTTAGGAGATGCTTGCAATACTTCGATGTTATGTGATCGCATCTGCTGTTTAAAATACTCAATGTCTTCGTTGGTTTCGTCAACTATTTTTTTCAGAACATCGCCTATCTTTTTATTTTTAACACCGTCGAAGAAATTACTGTCGTAGGTGCTGCCCACAGCAACAACTTCTAATGGTTGCATTTCATCCCAACTGTTTACTTTAATTTTTTTCATCTGGCCAATCTCTAAATAATGCGTGTTGTATGTTTCCTGATACGAATTGATTGAAACTACGATGCTTGCTTTCCAATTCGCCCTCTAATGGTGCTACTCTATCAAATGCTGAATCTAGCTGTGCCATGTTTTGAAATTCCATCATAATATGCCATTCCGGAATATCCATGCTACGGAATCCCATCTTGCATCGAGTTATTCTATATGATTCCATCTTGCCTTCATCAACTAAATGTTGCAGGAATTCTTTCATGTTGTTTACCCAAACAGTATCGGGTATGTCTCCGGATTTGTCAGCCCAGATGTGATATATATCCATGTGGTATCTATGGTCCTTTTATTTTGGTGAATGGTATGTCAGCGGCACAGGTACACCAGTCTCTAGTGCATATCACTGGTTCGTTAGGTACAACAAATGTTCCGTTATAGATGTTGCCCAAGCTGTCGCCTACTCTGCAGGTAGCTCGGTGAACTTCCCCGTCCCAATTGATCATGAGGCTTTCTAGTCCAGCATTGCATTGCCAACCTTTAAATTGATTTAGATGTTTTTTAATAACATCATTAGAATGCATGACTTCCGAATCGTCAATACGCACATTGGGCTTTACCGTAGCGTCTTGATTTAATATCCACTCTAGATCTTTTCCATCATATTTTAGATCATCGAATATATTGTGATCTCCCTCAGTCCATCGTATTCTACGTACCGCATATTTGATACCTAGTTCGTCGAACTTTTTTACCACAGTCTTAACGTTGTGCATGTGATCATGATGAGCCATAACATTCACAAAAAAGTCTCGTTCAGTCTCATCGTAGAATTTCATAATAGTATCTACGATCCTAGTCCAATCATGTTCGAAGTGTAGACTAAACACTAGATGATTGAAAAACATTTCGTGATTTAAGTACCATCTATAACCTCTAGTACCGTTGGTAGTTAAGTTGACCCAAAAGATATTTTTCCTTTTGAAATATTCTAATAGATCTTCAATGTCGGGATGAACACATGGCTCACCGCCTGTTAAACTAATACGCAAAGGTTTGCCGATTTCACAGAGCTTATCAACGGTGGCTTCTAATAAATTAATATCGGTATGCGGACTGAAATTATCGTGTATGAATGACGGGCAGTACGAACAATCGTAGTTGCATCGCTTGCCAAGATTCCACTCAACTTTAAGTTGATCTTGATGAGGCCAACTACTGGTTAACTTATACATATGGTTTGAATTCCGGATTTACTTCTACGAAATTTTGATCTCTAGAAACATCTAGTCTGCGATTAAATTCCACACAGTCGTTCCAAAGGTCGCTTTGATCTCTAGATTTTAGATAGTTTTGATTATCCTGTATCTGCCCCATGGTGTATTCGATCAACATAGGATGTTGTTGGCAGGCTTTAAATCCGGCCAATTTACTCTTCACTGCTTCTAATTTATCATAGGCAAGATCGATCAGCGGTCGAGGCAATACCTGTGCCGATAATACCTTAGGATATTCTACTCTATGAGTATGAAATACGATACCTAGGTCGTCTAGGAAGTATTCGATGATTTTATCTAGTACCAACACATTGCTGACCTGCACAGTAACTGCTCCTACGATCCTACTGATGTTAGGTATGGTTTGTATCTGTTTGATGTTATTGACTACTTCAGCCCACGAGGCATTCCCTCGTATATACTCGTAGCTATCACCTATACCGTCTATGCTGACGTTGACAGCAACTGATTTGAACTTAGGCCAGTATTCCCAGATAGTACGATTGCTCTTGCCCAACATAGTTAAGTTGGTAGCATACTTAATTTCAATTTGATGTCCGTATGGTGCAAGCATGTCTAGTATACGATAATGCTGTGGATCCATTAAGGGTTCACCACCAGCAAACTCTACTCGTCTAAAATAGGGTAATAACTTCTCTAAGTTAGCCCACCATTCGGGGTTATCTTGGAACTTGTCTAGAAACGGTTTACGTTCTAGATCATGTTGCTCTACGATAGCATACATGATATTGTTTTCTTTTTTGTAATACTCTTTTATTACACCCCAATCATTCCATGCAGTGCTGTCCATTGGATGACACATACGACATTTCAAGTTACACAAATTGTTTAATTTTAATTCCATTGTGGGTATTTCAAACGGCATGGAATAGTCGTCTTTTAAAGCGTTTAATGCGCTAGGGTACAAGTTGACCCTAGCTTCGGGAATTGCACCGCGTATATGACGTTGTCGCAAGCTCTCGACACCTTGATCTTCTAGTGAAAAGCATGGTTCGCATTCCGGAGGTCGTATGTTAGTAAGCACTGACTTACGTATGCGTTTCATTGTGTCATTGTTCCAAATCTCTTCGAGATTCTGCTGATCGATAAATCCAACAGGATGGCTGCGGCAACAGGCACATATAGCACCGTCTTCCCTAGTAGCTAAACCAGTGAAGGGATGCATACAAAATGTTTTACTTTGATTGTTCAATTGCCCACTCTCTTTCTTTGCACCAAAAACATTCTCCACATGTTGGAACGACCTGTCCTGCTGTGTAGGTAGTATAATTGATATCGTTGAACTCGCCTTCACAACTCCGTGTGGTCTCAAACAAATCCATAATCTCTAATCGTCGATATTGACTCAACACCCATGCCTTGTCTACGAATCGAAAAGGATGGCTAGCAACACGATTCATGTGTATCATATATTCTAAATGTTTGTTTTCTTCAGTGCGTTCTATATCACGTTCATGCATACCGTTGAAGTTAGCAAGCCTTGGATTGCGTGTTATTGCATTGTAGTAGGCGCTGATATTGTGCTTATGACAAATAAATTCTGCATAAGCACGTTGTTGTATGTTGTCCCCACTTACTTTCTTGCCATACTCGTCTGTTAGGTTAGGGCCTATATTTCCGTATTCTATATCGGGTGCAATAAAATTAGTATGTCTTTTAAATGTTGAGTGATAGAATCTTTGGAACAACCAATCATAGACATTGTCTGCATCATGCTGTTGCCACGGTCGTGTTTTCCACATGCGTACATGATTGATAATGTGGATAGTGGTGTTGTGTTCTTTAGCAAGACTACAAATCAAGTAGGCTAATAATGCAGAATCAGCACCTCCACTGACACTAATAGCAACGTCCCGCCATGCCGGATTAAATGGAATATGCACTCCGTCTATATCATGAAATATTTGCATTTTCTAAATACCTTATTAACGGAGCGATGCCAACTGGATTGTCATTCCTCATGGCCAAGTGTATAGCCT